TGTTGATAGAACTTTCACATTCCAAGCTGTCGGTTATGGTAAAGGGGTGTAATATAAAGAAAAGTATTATTTAGATGAGCCAAGTATCGGACTATAATATTGCCAATGCTTCGGGAGCTTCTGTAAGAAGTGACCTCAACGCTGTTTTTGATGCGATAAAAACTCTTAATAGTGGTGGTTCTGATCCTTCTAATACAGAAGCATTTATGCCTTATGTTGATACAGCAGATAGTAATAATTTAAAAATAAGAAATTCATCCAATAACGGCTTCACTACTATTGGTCCTGTTGATACAGCAAACTTAGGTTTATTGCCTGTAGCTGGTGGAACAATGACAGGCCAGTTTTTAGCTGATGATGGTTCTGGAGCAAGTAGTCCAGCCGTAAGTTTTGATGGAGATACCGATACTGGAATTTATAGATCAGCAGCAAATACAATGGGATTTTCTACTGCTGGTACGCAAAGAGTTGGAATAAGTAATGCTGGATTGGATATGTTAAACGCACTACCAATTAGGTTTCAAGATTCTAGTGGTGCTCCATTCGTATCTCTTCAATCTCCATCTGCTTTATCTGGAAATGTAGCTTTAACATTACCTGCATCAATAACAAATGGTGGTTTCTTACAGACTGATGGATCGGGTAATTTAAGTTTTCAAATCGTAGCTGGTGTTCCTACCAGTGCAGTATTTTGTGTGGCAGTAGCAACTGTACCTACAGGTTATTTAGAATGTAATGGAAATGCAGTTAGCAGAACAACTTATGCTGCTTTGTTTGCAATTATTGGAACGAACTACGGAACAGGAAATGGATCAAGTACTTTTAACTTACCAGATTTAAGAGGAGAATTTATAAGAGGTTTTGATAATGGTAAAGGAACAGACTCAGGTAGATCAATAGCAACATTTCAAAGTGCAGACAACGCACAACACAACCACTCAGCATCTTCAAGCGTTTCAGAATCTAGTCATACACACGACATGAGAGGACTTGCATTAGGTGGTGGGTCTGGTTCTGTTGCAATCACACTTGGTTCTGGTCAGTCTTATCAGATAGGATATTCTGGTAGTATTTCGAGTAGATCTTCTGGTTCTGCAACAACAGGAATATCTGTTAGTACAACAACTTCAAATCAAGGTTCTGAAGCTAGACCTCGTAACATAGCTATGATGTACATAATAAAAATCTGATTATGGCTATTCAACCTGGTATTTACAATATGAATATTCAAAGGCGATCAGACCATAATATTCAACTTGTTTTTAAAGATAGTGATAATAACGCAATAAATTTAGTTGGATTTACTGTGGAAGCACAGGTCTGGGAAGAAACACGCACCACAAAATATGCTGATTTTACTGTTACTTATACGAATAGAGGAGCAGGAACAATAGATATTGCGTTAACAGATGTGCAGACTGCAACATTTAGTCCAAGCTTATTAAAATATGATGTATTACTTACTAATCCAGCAGGATTAAAAGAGTATTATTTAGAAGGAAACATCTTTATGAGCGAAGGTTACACAGCATGACTAGTGTTAACGTAAGCACCACTAAAAATACTGTTACGGTAAATGAAGGGGATGCAACTGTTGTAACTGTGACAACAGCAGGGCCACAAGGCCCAGGTTTTGATTTAATTATAGATCACAGTGCTAAAGTTGATAATTCGGTGATGTACTATCAGCAAAGTAGTGGTAAGGTTATATTAGATAATAACGTCACCACATTAAAACTCGTTGACGGAGGAAACTTCTAGTGGCAAACACAATTAGAATTAAAAGATCCACTGGATCATCAGCACCTACAACACTAGAAAATGCGGAATTAGCATTTAGTGAAGGTAATGAAATTGGATATGTTGGAGTGGGAACAGGGGGAGCAGGAGGTTCCGCTACGACTATTAATAAAGCATTTGGTAAAGGTGCTTTTTTTGATAAAGATACAGTAAGAACAACTAATCATGTTTTAGCTGGTGCTGCTTCTGGAAGTTCTGCTGCTCCTACATTTAGAGCATTAGTAGCTGCTGATATTCCTTCGATAGCACATACAAAAATATCTGATTTTGATACAGGTGTAAGAACAAATAGATTAGATCAAATGACTGCACCAACAGGTTCAGTTTCATTTAACTCACAGAATATAACAAACGTAGCCGATCCAGTAAACGCACAAGACGCTGCTACCAAAGGATTTGTTGAAGCTACATCTCAAGGCTTAAATGTTAAAAATTCATGTGTTGCAGCAACAACTGGAAACATAACAATATCTACTGCTCTTAATAATGGAGACACATTAGATGGAGTTACTCTTTCTACTAATGACAGAGTATTAGTTAAAGATCAGTCTACTGCATCTCAAAATGGTATCTATGTAGTTGCAGCTTCACCTGCTAGGGCTGCTGACTTAGCTGCTGGTGCTAATGCTGCTGGTATGTTCACCTTTGTTGAGAAAGGAACAACAAACGCAGATAACGGTTTTGTTTGTACTTCTGATTCTGGTTCTGCTGTAGTAGGAACTAATAACCTAACCTTTGCTCAATTCTCTGGTGCTGGTCAGATCACAGCAGGAGATGGTTTAGATAAGTCTGGTAATACTTTATCTGTTGATCTTAAGGCTAATGGTGGTCTTGTAATTGAATCTACTGAGATCGCTGTAAAACTTGATGCTAGTTCAATCACTGGAACGCTTGCTATAGGAGATGGTGGAACGGGTGCTACAAGTGCGAGTGCAGCTAGAACAGCTTTAGGACTTGCTATTGGAACGAATGTTCAGGCTTATGATGCTGATTTAGATAACTTATCTGGTTGCCAATCTGGAGCTTCTGCTGCTTTAGCTTTGTTAACTTCAACAGAAGTAGCAATCTTAGATGGAGCTACAGTCAGCACTGCTGAATTAAATATCATTGATGGATCAACAAGTGCAACTTCAACTACATTGGCTGCTGCTGATCGTATGGTAATAAATGACGCTGGCACAATGGTACAGGTTGCTTTAACAGATTTGGTTACATTTTTAGAAAATGGAAGCGTTTCTGGTTTTGATATTGATGGTGGAACTTATTAAGCCATAGGAGGTTATAGCTCATGGCTAATGTCATTAAATTAAAACGAGGAAGTGGTAGCGATCCAGCAGCTAGTGATTTAGTTGTCGGTGAAATAGCGATAAGGTCAGATACAGGTAAACTATTTACAAAAAAAGATAATGGATCTGTAGCTGAGATTAGTGGTTCTGGTGGTGGTGCAAGTAACTTTTTTATTAATACGCTATCCTCATCATCTGGATCAGGTGGGGGTAGTGCTTCTTTCAATGGAACTGCTACCAGGTTTACGTTAAGTAATCCACCTTCTGTAGCAGCACAACAACTTCTTGTTTCTATTAATGGTGTTATTCAGAAACCTAATTCTGGAACGTCACCTAGTGAAGGTTTTGCTATAGATGGTGCTGATATTATATTTGCTTCCGCACCAGTAACAGGAGCAGGGTTTTTTATAATTACTTATGCAGAATTAGCAGTAGGAGTACCGTCTGACAATAGTGTTACGAGTGCGAAAATAGCAGATGGAGCGATTGTAAATGGTGATGTTAGTAGCACAGCAGCAATAGCTGGAACAAAAATAGCACCTGATTTCGGTAGTCAGAATATTGTTACTACAGGAAGTTGTACTGCAAATAATTTTGTAGGAGATGGCTCAAATTTAACAGGATTACCTGCTGGAGTGGGTGGTGCCACAGGGGTAGACTTTAACGATAATGTAAAAGCTAGATTTGGAACAGGGAATGATTTAGAGATATTTCATAATGCAAGCAACTCAATCATTAATGATGCTGGTACAGGTAGTTTATTACTTCAGTTAGGTGGTGCGACTAAATTTGAACTTACAAGTTCTGGAGCAAAAGTTACAGGAGTGGCAACTATATCAAACGGTATTATAGAAACAGCAGCAACAATAGGTTCAAATCATACAATAACCACAGATTTTAATGCGATGTCAGCAGGGCCAGTAACAGTATCAGCAACGATTACAATTCCTTCTGGTTCTGTATGGACTATTGTTTAATGGAGGTTAAAATTTAAACATGGCAACAACGATCACAGCAAACGGTATAAATTTCCCTGACGGTAGTGCTGGTAGTCCTTCGATTGGTGGGTCTGATACAAATACAGGATTATTTACTGGTGCTGATATTATTGGATTTTCAACAGGTGGTAGCGAGAGATTAAGAATAGATTCGGATGGAAGGTTACTTTTAGGAACAACTACTCCTGGCAATTCAACCGCAGATGATTTAACTATTGCAACTTCTTCTAATACAGGAATAACACTTAGATCTGCAACTAATGGTGAAGGAAATATTTTCTTCGGAGATGGTACTTCTGGTGCCGACCAGTATCGTGGAATGGTGCGATATTTTCATAATGATGATGCACTAGCTTTTAATGCTGCTGGCTCAGAACGTATGCGTATAGATTCGTCTGGAAGAGTTGGTATCGGTACAACAAATCCAGATACTTTAGTTCATGTTAAAAATACAAGTGCTTCACCGTTACAGCGTTTTGAGTCTTTGCATTATAATTCTTATATAGGAACAGCACAGGCTAATGACAATGCTGGTAACGGTTCTAAAGCGGGTAATTTAGTTTTAAGGGGTCAAACTGGTGTCGCTATTATGGGTAATAATGGCACTACTACCCAAGTAAAAATTGATGCAGACGGATTAAAGTTTAATAACGACACCGCAGCAGCCAACGCACTTGACGAGTATGAAGAAGGCTCATTCACGCCAGCAGTTGCACAAGGCACAACTAATACACAAACATTTGATAGTACAAGTCGTTATGTAAAGATTGGGAAAATAGTTCATTGTCAACTGCTTTTACAATATTCTGGGGTTGGAAATAATGCTCATATGAAATTTAGCGGATTACCTTTTACATCAGCAAATAATACATCAAGAGGTGGTGGAACTGTTTTATGGACTAATATTCCAAACTTAAATGATATGGAAGCTATTTCAGCAATAGTAGAACAAAACGCTACAACGCTCGCCTTGTATCACGACATGGATTCAACTGCTGGTGCAGGTTCAAGTGGGTTTACAAACAAAGCAATATATATAAGGCTTACATACGAAGCTGCCTAGACCGAAGCTACGTCTTAAAACTAAGCCTATGAACTTAAAATTATGAGTGAAATCAAACTAACTGCTGATTCTGGAGGCGGTACAACATCAATCAAAGCACCAAGTACAACAACCAGTAATGCTGATGTTGTACTAAAACTTCCTGTTGCAGATGGTAGCTCTGGTCAAGTAATAAAAACAGATGGTTCTGGGCAGCTTAGTTTTACTTCAAATGCTGGTACAACAATAAACAACAACGCAGATAACAGAGTTATTACTGGCTCTGGTACTGCTAATACTTTAGAAGGTGAGTCAAACATAATTGTAGACTCTAGCCGATTAATGATAAGTGGAAATGGGTCTGGTGCAAGTTCTAACGCAGATGATTTAGTTATTGGAGGAGTAGGTGATAGTGGAAACAGAGGATTAACTATTGCAACAGCAGCATCTGCTAGTATAAGATTTGCAGATAGTGGTGATAATGCCACTGGAATGATTGAGTATAATCAAAGTTCTAATTATATGAGATTATATGTGGAAGCTGGTGAAGCTTTACGTATAAATAATAATCGTCAGTTGCTTTTAGGAACTACTACTGAGGGATTTTCAACCGCAGATGATTTAACTATTGCAAGTTCGACTGATACTGGAATTACAATTCGTAGTGGAACAAGTAATCAAGGTAATATTTTCTTTGCTGATGGAACAAGTGGTGACGCTGAATACAGAGGAATAATTCAATATACGCATGGTACGGGAACTGGCGAACATTTAAGATTATTTGTAAATGCTGCTGAAAAAGTACGCATTGACTCAGATGGATTAAAGTTAAACGGAGACACCGCAGCAGCCAACGCACTTGACGACTATGAAGAAGGAACTTGGACTCCAACTACTTCTGAAGGGGCTGCTCACACAGTATTTGGGACTCCTTTCTACACCAAAATTGGAAGACAAGTGACTGTCGCTTGTTATATTAATATAACATCCAGTTCTAGCAGCTCCTCTGTTAGGATTAATGGTTTACCTTTTACGGCTGCAGGTAGTAGTCATTTTGCCATTGGAAATTGTTACACTCAATTTACTGCCGATAAACACGTTTTCTTTCAAGTAAATAGTGGCGGTAATTATGGATACATCTATACTGGATTAGGAACTGGTGTTGCTTATAACGCTACAAACGTAGCTGGTGGATACTTCTTAATGACTGTTACTTACTTTGTTGCTTAATTCTTAGACCGAAGCTACGTCTTAAAACTAAGCCTAAACCTGTTTTAATCGGAGATTAATCCTAATGGCATTAGCCGAATCAATCGAATACGACAAGATAGAAATTGTCGGTCAATACAAAGCGGTTCAAGTCCGCAAAGCAACAGTCATCAAAAAAGATGGTACAGAACTAACAAGATCTTTTGAAAGATATGTACTGCAAGCTGGTACGTTAGATTCTTCTGATAATTTAGTAGATACTGACATCTCAGCAGAACCAGCAGAAGTTTCTGCAATTTGTAATGCTGTGTGGACATCTGATGTAAAAGCAGCTTGGAAGGCTAAACTAATAGCAGATAAATCAGCAACCTAATATGTCAACATTAAAAGTAGGCGATATAAAACATGAAAGCTTTACTGGCACTACTCAGTTAAAACTGGATAGTGCTGGAAACGTAGGTATAGGTACAACAAGTCCTTCAGGAGCATCAGGAAAAGTTTTAGAAATAAATGGTGGTTCGGGTCAAGCTAGAATTGTACTGAAAAACAGTACTACTGGAAGTGCTTCTACTGACGGACATCAAATATTTTCTGATGGAACTACGCTAGGCATACAAAATAGAGAAGCTGGAAGTACAACATTTGAAACTAATGGCTCAGAACGTATGCGTATAACTGGGGATGGACCTCATTTATTGTTAGGTGGCACTGCGGATGTAAATGAAATTACGGAAAGTTCTGCTAATACAGGCATGGTGATTGGTAATACATCAATGGGTAATGGTGGACTTGCAATCATAAACAGCACCTCTGGAACAGGAAGAATATATTTTGGTGATGATGTTGGTGGTAATTCTGCAAGAAATAGAGGTCAAATAAATTATTATCACAGTAGTGATTACATGATGTTTGCCACTGCTGGTTCAGAACGTATGCGTATAGATTCGTCTGGAAACGTAGGTGTATCAACAACTTCTCCTGTAGCTCAAACTAATTCTTCTTCAGATGCATTAACACCTGTTCTAGATTTAAAGGGAACAGGTACTAATAATAATGAATCTGGTGTTCTTCAATTAACTAGAAAAGATAATGCTACTCAGGGAAGTTGTATTTATAACTCTGGTGATGATGGAGGTTTGTGTCTTAGAAATACTGATGCTAATGGAATATCAATATGGAATGGTACTACTCGTTCTGTGTATGTAAGAAATAATGGTACGGTTCAATTTAGACATGCTACTTCATCGGATGCAACAGGAGAAAGTAACAATTGGACTAGTTTTAATTCTGTAAGTGCAAGTAGTTATGATTTAAAAATCATGAATAATGCTGCTGATCCAGCAGCAACTTACTCTGTAGAGCTTAAAGCAAAAGCAGCAGTAGATAATACTACTTATAGACATTTTCAATGTACTAGAAATAATAATTCAACTGGTGTATTTGTTGTTTTTGGAAATGGTAATGTACAAAATGCAAATAATAGTTATGGACAGACTTCAGATGTAAAACTAAAAGAAAATATTGTTGATGCAAATTCTCAATGGGATGACATTAAAGGTTTAAGAGTAAGAAATTTTAATTTCAAAGCTGATTCTGGATATTCTACTCATAAACAAATAGGATTAATTGCACAAGAAGCCGAGACTGTTTCTGCTGGATTGATAGAAAGTGTTGCTGATGTAGCTGAAGATGAAAATGGAATAAAAACAGAGACAGGTACAACTACAAAACAATTAAAATATTCTGTTCTTTACATGAAAGCAATAAAAGCGTTACAAGAAGCTATTGCTAAAATTGAAGTATTAGAAACAAAAGTCGCTGCTTTGGAGGCAGGGTAAATGACAGCAAAGATTAAACTAAACGCAGCTTCAGGTGGTGGGTCTTTCAGCTTACAAGCACCCTCTTCTTCTGCT